AAATCAGGCGGGCAATTAGCTGCAAGCCGGTATATCAACTCCCTGTTGATTTCTGCACCCATTCAAAGAGTAATGAGCCAAATGTATAAGGAAATCGGCTCACGGTATGCAAAAGAAGCCTATGGTTCACTACAAGTTCAAAAGGCTTTCGGGACTTTGGCAGAATGGTTTGATTCAATCATGCAATACATAGGCATGGAGTTTTACAATAAAGGGCTATTAAGGATAACCGAAACAACACGCAAAATATTACAACAAGTTTTAGATAAGAGTATTCAGGAAGGTTGGGGATACCTGGAAACGGCTAAATACTTTAAAGAGACTATCCCTGGCATCAATGCTTCGAGAGCAGAAATGATAGCCCGAACGGAGTCAGGGAAAGCTATTCACGCAGGGACTTATGTAGGTGCAGATAAATCCATCTGGCAGAAGGAAAAGGTTTGGATTTCTGCACATGATGCGAGGACAAGGCGTAACCCTAAGTATGATCCAAAGAAAGCAGATCACATATTATTAGACGGGCAGACGGTTGATTTTAACCAATACTTTCATGATGATACAAACGGGGTGAAAATGCTGCACCCTCATGCGCCTGATGCACCTGCAAGTGAGGTTATTCAGTGCCGTTGTTCATACGCAACTTTGAACAAGAGAGATGCTAACGGGCGGCTGATGCGGAAATAATTAAATGTTATTATCTTTTCTCCATTTATAATCTTCATACTCTGAAATAACAAACTTGCCAATATTATAAAAAAGTGCAATAAAAACAATACATGCCACAACACTAAAAACTATATTCTCACTTAGATTTAAGAGTGAAAAAAGGTATATGATAGATAGGATAATAGCAAATACCACTGCCCCTAAAATGATTCTTATTAAATGTTTCATACTTTATATTTTACTGATTCTGAAAGCAGGTTTATAGTTAACTCCTCTTTATGCAGTGCAAAATATAAATTCTGCAAAGTATGAACAAAAGGAATTTCAATGTCACATGTTGAATATGCCGAATTAGTTACGATTCCGTAATAAAACTTTCCTCCCATTTCAATAATAACATTTGAATCTCCTTCAGGATATCCCTGCCAATCGCTTTTATTATTCATCCAAACATTTTGATCATTTTTCACAAACCCTGCCCTCTCCAAAATATCTGCTGAAAGGGGGATGGGTTTAACCCAATCAATTCTTTCAGGGTATCTATCTAAGATGCAAAATGTTTTAACCGTAACCTGTTCAGGTAAAGAATCTTTATCAAAAAAAACCCAGTTTCCAATTCTTAATGATGTTGCTGCTATCATGGTTTAGTGTTTAATGTAGTTAATTATTCGTGGTACTTTAATACTGTCGTAAGTTAGCCGTACTGTTTTTCTATTATAGATAAAGTCATTACCATGATAAAAAATCTCAACAATAAAATTTGTATTCTTTCTGCCCTTCATTTTAACAGGCTTTAGCAATTTTAATAATTGTGTTTGTATCCAGTGAATATCTTTCATCATTTCATTAGATATCCTGCAAAAGGTTACCATCTTCATTTTAGTGTGTTTCCTCAAAAATACGATAAAACCAACAAATCTGCAATGGTTGACGGTAAATAAATAAAAAGGGGTGCAGTTGTGGAAATTTGTTCAGATGAGTACTTTTTTTCAGACTAAGACAGTTAGCGGGTCAGTTCTTGACGTAAACGACAAAGGACGGCAGGTAAAAGTTGCTATTTCACAAGTAGGAAGTAAGGATTTGGATAATGACGTTATCGAAGCAGGGGCTTATACCAAAACCATTTCCGAACGTGGACCAAAAGGGTCTAACCTTATTTGGCATCTTACCGATCATAACCCTTCATTAAAAAATGCAGTAGGCAAGTTTAGTGAACTGTTTATGGAAGGCAACTACTTGGTTGGTGTTACTAATGTGCCTAATACCATGGGGTAATGATGTTTTAGAGTTCTATAAAACAGGGCATATCAATCAACATTCAGTAGGATTCAGAACGATTAAGAGAGAGCCGGTTAATGCAGATACAGCGAATGAATACAGTTTGATTAAGGAGATTCTTTTATACGAAGGTTCCGCGGTTTTGTGGGCAGCAAACCCTAATACTCCTACCCTTTCAGCAGGAAAGAATTTAACCATCGAAGAAAAACAATCAGAGTTAGAATCACTGCAAAAAGAAATGACAGTATTAAGCAAGTCACTTAAAGACGGTCGATTTACTGATGAATCATTTGAACTGATTGAAATCAAATTTAAGCAAGTACAGGAAAGAATCAGCGAGCTATTCAAAAATATCACTCAACCCGTTGAAAAAACAGTTGAGCCGAACAATGAGAGTTTGCTATCTACGATAAAACAATTCACAAATAATTTAAACATTAAATAATGGACGAAAAATTAGTTCAGGAGTTAAAAGCTCTTGAAGAAAAATTGACAGGCCAATTGGATGCTAAAACTAAAAAAGAAGTTGAAGCACAGATTAAGGCCATTAAAGATGAGTATGCACAAAGCATTACTGATTTGAAAGCACAGATCAAAATCGTAAAAGACGAAGGCGATAAAGCTATTGAAAAAGCTGCTGAAGATTTCACACAGTACAAAGCTGAAATGGGACGTTTGAATGTTTCTAATAGCAAAGAAAAATCATTCAATGATGAACTTGGTGAGCAATTAGAACAGCATAAAAGCAAATTGCAAAGCTACGGTACAAGTCGTGAAGGTGTAAAGTTTAACATTAAGGCCGTAGGTAATATGGCTGCTGCAAATACTACCATTTCAGGTACAACTACTTTTGCAGGTAATCAACAGTTGGGCGGTATTGGTCGCAAGCCTTACGAATCAATGCACATTCGTGACCTTATTCGTGTTCAGGCGATATCTACTGATTCAGCTTACGCAGTACGTGATAACGCAGGTGAAGGTGGCCCTACTGCTGTTGCAATGGCCGCTGCTAAACCGCAGTCTGACCGTGATTATGTAAAGTTTATTCAGCCTGTAACTAAGATTGCACATTACTTCAAGATTCCTGAAGAAATGCTTGCTGATATCTCGTGGTTGCAAGGTGAAATTACAGCGGTTGGTGTTGAGGAATTGTTAGCGAAGGAAGATAACTTGCTTTTGTTCCAGGCGGCTGGCGCAGGTTTATTTGCAGGTTTAACTACAGTTTCAAACAGTACAGCATTTGCTGCACCGGCTTCTTTAGCCCTTGCAATTGATAATGCAAACAATTACGATGTACTCGTAGCAGCTTGGACGCAATTAAAAACGCTGAAAAGCAATGCAAACTATGCATTATGTAATCCTGCTGATTATGCTAAAATGGTTCTTACAAAAGAATCTGCAACCAGTGGCAACTATGTGTTTGGTGCGCCAAATATCGCAATTCCAAATATCTTCGGTATTCCGTTGATTCCTCACAATGAAATTACATCTGATAAATTTCTTATCGGTGATTTCAGCAAGGTAACACTTGGACAGCGTGAAGGAGTTAGTGTAAGGTTCTACGATCAAAACGAAGATGATGCAATTAAAAATATGGTGACAGTAGTAATTGAGGAAAGAGTTACAGTTGTTGCGGATCGTGTTGACCGTTTGGTATATGGTGATTTCTCTGATGGCCGTGCAGCTTTGGAGACAGCATAAGGTTTAGAGTTTAAGATTTAGAAAGCCCCTGTTTTCACGGGGGCTTCTTTATATTCTTCATGTGTTGGTTTAGGTGTTAAACCTGACTTTTCTAAGTCGGGTTTTCTTTTTTGTTGGAAATGTCGATTTGTTTTGTAACTTTACTGAAGGCGGCGAAGAATAGCAAAAAAATATGCCGGATAATGTGTCTTGCATTTTTTTGCTTCCCCCAAATGATTGGAGATTACAATGCGTAAAAATTTGATAACACAATATTATGTCTAAGCAGCTTGGACTGTGGAAACAGATTTGTAAGTTTCTCGGATTCAAATCTGTTTCAGATGGCAGTACACGAAAAAGAAAAGATGTAGGGAATAGCCCGAAAGGGCTTGCTACGACAATTGAAAAAAAAGTAACCTATGATGAAAACGGGAATAGATGGGTTCAATGCATTGGCCCAAAATTAACGAAAGAGCAGATATTAAAAATCTCCGAAATTTATCTCTCTCGGAAAAACTCTGTATAATTCATCCTCGTATTTTGTAGACATTATTTTTATGTAGCACTCTAAAGAGTCTTCACTTTTTCGTGTAAGCTCAATTATAAAATCTTCCTTTGTGATATGTGATAGGTTACTTTCTGAAATTATTCCGCCTATTAATATCTCCATAATATCGGCTTCTTTTTCGGATAGTTTACCTTTTGTTAAACGTCCTTCCAAATTAACAGAGCATGATACATTGTACATATTTCTTTTTTTTAGTTCGTTAAAGATAATAGGATAGGCAGTAGTTCTCACGAGTGCGTAGGCTTTTCTTTTTCGTGTACCGCAGGGCTGCTTAACATAAAAGTTTGTTATAAGGTTTTTACTTTCTCTCTTACAAATCGTAATCAGTTTTACTCTTTATCATTCGGGGGCTGCATTGTTTTCGACTTTCATTTGGGGGTATTCTTCGCCGCCTTCGGTAATGGTCCCAATGCGATTACATTAAGCGGTTGACGCTGTCCCCCACTCTCTCAAATACTGCTGCTTACTTTCGTTATCATGACTGAAAACAGGTACATAGAAACAAAGACAGTTGATACTGGTATTGAACAAGTGTCTGTTGCAGATGCAAAAGTTTACATGAATATCACAAGTTCTGATTACGATGCACTTATTTCAGAACTGTTATCAGTGGCAAGGCAAAGGGTAGAGACGTTCACGCATCTTTCTTTAGTAGATAAAACCGTGACGTTAACCATTGACGTTTGCAAACCTGTAATGTTGCCTTATCAGCCATTAGATGCAATCACAACTGTAAAAGTTTTGCAGGGGCAAAATACAGACGGTACAAACGATTGGCTAACTCTTGTTTTTACTGATGAAGATTATCAATTATTAGGCAGTGACATAAAAGAACTGCATTCAAACTATTCGGGTATTCATGAGATCGTTTACACCACAACAGCCAAAGAAGATGCAAGCCTTTTGTTAACTATTAAAATGGTAACAAACTGGTTATTCCGTAACCGATTGGATGAACCTGCTGCAATGCCTCAAAGTATTTTCGAACATGCGAAACCATTTAAAATAATGACATGGGGTTAAATAAAAAAATATTAGTTGTTCTTAAAGATGGCAAACATTCTTTGTTTACTGAAGAATGGTTATCGTTAATTAAGATCGGTCATTATACAGGTGAAAGTGTTATATCTCATTACTTTATTATAAAGCCTAAATAATGGGGATAGGACAAAGAAAAATAATAAATATCATTCTACCATCAGAAGAAACGGGAGTTGATGGAGTTGAGCCGTCCTATACATTTAGTAAGCAGGTATGGGCA